ATTATTTAGCGAAACGATGATTCCTTTGAAACGGAAGCCCACAAGGGCAGAGAGGATTGAAGAATGGAAAAAATCAACTGGAAGCAGAAACTCACAAGCCGTAAACTCTGGGCAGCCATCGCAGGCTTTATCGTGGCTGTGCTGGCGTTTTTCAGCGTGGACGAGGAAACGGTAGTCCGTGTGACCGCGCTCATCACCGCTGGGTCTACCATGATCGCCTACATCATCGGCGAAGGCCTGGTGGACGCGAACCGCCCCCCCGAGCCCGAGCAACCGCCTGACGGGCAACCACCAACGCTGGAAAGATAGAATAACGGACATAAATAAGAGGACCACCTATTACGGGTGGTCCTCTTATTTTATATCAAGCCGTGTTCCGCGAGTATTCGCTTCACATCCTCCACCGATGTGACCACCCCGGTGACCGCTCCGGCAGCGGCCCATTGCGACAGCCGCCATCGCTGTATTTGTCGTGGCCTTTCCTTGGTATCTCTCTTGGCCTCAAACGCCACCATGCGGCCTGATATACTCCCTAACACGTCGGGTGTCCCGCGCTCAAAGAAGACACTCCCGTGAGTATTGATGGCCTTGGACCGGGGGAGGGCGTTGAGGTACCGGAGGACAGGCACCACAACACCCTCATATTCCAGTTTACTCATTAAGCCGCTGCTGGGCCTCTTTCCGGGCCGGGATATCCTGCAGGTCCGGGTGCTTTTCCTCCGTCCACATGGCCATCAGCAGGTTGGTGGCAGCAGCCGCAAGGTGGTCCTCATCCGTGCGGCCATCCATGTATTTGAACAGGTGGCGGATGGCGCTGTCCAGCATATAGTGCATGGGCATGCCCTCCTCCCAATTCCGCTCCGGGTAGCCGGACTGGGTGAGCGCGTCTTCCATGTGGTGCGACACGCGCAGCAAAGCGGCCATAGGCAGCAGGTCACACCTGCCTTTATCACCGTTCACATTGCGGACCGCGCCAGTTTCAAAGATGGTCTTGCCGCTGCAATCCTTAAGGTCACTCACTCTTAACTCTTCCATTTTACACTCCAGTTGAGCCGAAGCCGCTATCATTCCGCTCATTATGGCTTTCCGGGATGTCCTCCACCTGTGACCAGCGGATGTCCTCAATCAAGTGGAAGATGACCTGTGCCAATCGCATACCGGGCGTGACATGGAAAGGCTGGTTGGTCATGTTATGGACGCTGATAAACAGTTCACCTGTATACCCGTTGTCTATGATACCCTCATTGACCATCAGGCCGTGCTTACGCAGCGTGGATGACCTGCCGATGATACGGGCAAAAATGAACGGGGGCATTTTAATGCGGATGTTGGTGTGCACATCCATGGTGGTGTGCGGCGGTATCACGGCCTCATTGCTGACATAAAGGTCATGCCCGGCATCGCCAGCGTACTTGCGAAACGGCATTTTGCCATTCTCACCGAGCATAACCTCCACATATTTGACCCTTGCCATCAGAACACCTCCTGCGTGTTGACTACCGTATCCGGCCCGGTACCAACAAAGGCAAGGCTGCATTCGTTATTCCGGATGTAGTCCATGATACCGGATTGCTGGAGGAACAGGCCAAGGGGCGCGGATTGGACTACGCGCTGTATGCTGTCCACGGCGTATAGGTCCGGGTCCACATAGTCCGCAAATGTCAGGGCCAGTTTGGTGGGCTTGTTGAGCATGCAAGCGGTGTTGAACAGGGTGCGGTCCCACTCCGCGATGCGGCGGACCTTTTTAGTCACCGTGGTCCGCTCCGATACCTTTTTACCGATGCGCTCTGACAGTTCCTCCCACGAGATTTCGTTGCGCATAGGCCCGGAGTTTCCGGCCACACGGATGGGGTAGGTCCGGGCCACCAAGATAACCTCATCCAGCAGGGCCGGGGCGATGCCCACATCCGCCAGCATTTGAGCAGCGTTGGTGTCCGTGCTGGTGCAGTACGGCCAGTAGGAGTGCAGCAGCGACAAGGCCGAGCCTTGGGTACCTTCAATTAGGATTTTAGCACCAGCGCCATGGAGGGTGTGCAGCAGGTGCGGCGTATCATCCACCATACAGTCCTTGAGGCCGTATTCCTCAACCACATCGCGGAAGAATTGGAAAGTGTCCGGGTTGCGCTCCAGCCGGGCCATCCGGGCCGGGCCTACGCCCTCACCAGTGCTGCCAATACGCTTGTGCATTTCGCCATCCACGCCACCCTCCTGCTGGTGGAAACGCTTGGACAGGACACCAGCGGTGCTGTCAATCCGGAGCCGCTGCCGGAAGTCCGGGTAGTAACCTTCAATGGTGGTCAACTCCGCCATCAACTGGTCCATATCAATCAAGGCACCGCGACCGATGATGATGAGGGCCTCCGGGTTGGTCCAGCCACAGGGGATGGAACGCTGCACATGCTTTTCACCGTTCCAGTAAAATGTGTGGCCAGCGTTAGGGGAGCCTACGCGGACATGCACATTGTACTTGTCAGCGATGTGGTGCGCGATAGCACCTTTACCCTCCGAGCCGTATTGAGCGCCGACCACCACGGCCACCGAGCCTTTAATCTTGAATGTTGTTCCCATGTTTGTTCCTCCTGCTTATTGCATAGTTTATCTTGCTGATATCATAGGCGTTGCGGAACCCGTCCACCGACTTGTCATCTATGTATAGGTCTGCAAACACTTTCCGGGGGTTGGTGCCGTACTGGGCCACATTTTCCGGGATGTTGTCATTCACGGTGTCAAAGTACAGGCCGAGGTCCGCACACCAGCGGACAGCCTCCCGGAGCCGTTCATCTACGCGGCAGGTCCACAGAATGAGTTTATGACCCTCCCGGCGTATCATCTTTAGCCAGCCGATTATCAATTCATTAGGTGCACCGATTTCCGGGAAACGGTCAGCGCAAAGCGTACCGTCAAAGTCCACCGCGATTATCAAGGGGTTGGTGAGGTCCGTATTTACCGTGTACATATCGTCATGTTCGCAGCACCAGCATACCAACGAGCCTTCCTTGTCAATAACCGCTCCGCACACAACGCATGTGTCTGTCATGTTGTCACCTCCTGATGATTTTTCCTTGGGCTTCCTTGGTACCTCCCTTGCGCTTGGGGTATGGGGTGGCTATGTTAGCCCCACCTCCATGGCCGAGGCCAAGGACGATACCTCCCGTGGCCTCACGCAGGTATCCAGTCCTCCAACTTTCCCCATGACTTGCCTGTGCTGACATCCACGGTCATGGGTGGGTCAAAGGTGAAGTCTTCCATAATAGCCTTGATGGTCCGGCATGCGAGGTCCACCACGCTGTCCGGCACCTCAACTATCACTTGGTCATGGACCTGCAGCAGCATGAAGCCGCCGAGGTCACGGATTGCCGGGAACAGCCGGGAAATGGCCACGCGCATCATTTCGGCCACGCCACCTTGGATTAGGTTGGACATGGCCTTGTGGCTGTAGGCATGCTGCACATTGAAGTGCCGTTTCCTCCCGGTCCACATGTTGATTACGCCATCGGCCTCCGCTCTCTGCTCACAGGCTTTGATGAGTTTCCGGAATTGGGGGTACATGCCGTGGTATTTGTTGAGATACCCTTGGGCCACCTTTTTCTCTACCCGGAGTTGCTTGTGCAGCGCCTCCGCGCCGATACCATAGATGACACCAAAATTGATACGCTTGGCAGCATCACGGGGAATATGCAGCGCCTCTGCTGTAGAGGAGTGCAGGTCCGCGCCTTGGCGGATGAGGTCACCCATGGTCTGCTCATTGGCGTAAAAACAGGCCAGCCGCATTTCCGCTTGGGAATAGTCAGCCGAAATCAGGGTATAACCGGGCCGGGCGATGAACACATCCTTGACTTTGAACACAGCAGTTTGCCGGGCCACGGCTTGTAGGTTGGGGTTGCTGCAGGACAGCCTCCCGGAAATGGTGCCGATTAAGTTGAGGTCACAATGCAGCGTGTTGTTGAGGTCCATCAGGTTGAGATATGGCGTGTAGTACCTGCTGTCCACGGAGGACCAGCCACGGGCCTCCACTACAAGTCGGGCAAAGTCCGCGTTTTCATGGCCGGAGGCCATCAGGTTCTCAAGTTCCTCCGCTGCCGAGGATTGAATACCAAGGAACGCGCACACTTGCTTGGAGGAGTTGGGGTTGAGTGCGTATCCGGCAGCAGCGTGGAGCCGGGCAAACGCGTCATTCTTGTGGGCCACGGCCTCCTCCCGGTACTGGTTTATCAACGCTTCGTCCACCATCAGACCGCGATGCTCCATCAGCGTGGTGATGTAGGAGTAATAGTTGACCTGCTGCCAAATGTCAAATAGTTCATAGTGCTGGAGGGCCGGGCGTATGAGGTCCAGCAGCCCACGGGTTAAGCGCACATCGTCACAGGCGTATGGCTCCACATCAGCCGGGTCCAGTTCACCCATGCGGTCCTTGCGGCCTTTCACCTTTTCCAGCAGGGTTTCCTCCTGCCGGGAGCCATCGCCTATGCCGTATCTGTTGCAGATGTCCTTGAGCCGGAAGTTTGGTTCATTTTCGTTGAGCAGGTGGACACCGAGCATGGCATCCTCATAGTTGGGGGCATACCCAACGCCATCACCCTTGAGCATATGCTGGTCAAACTTGTAGTTGAAACCACCATAGGTCCGGTGAGGGTCCGACAGATATCTGCGGAAGAAATCCATCGCTGCCTCCGGCAGGTTGGTGCCTTGTTGATGACGGAAGGGAAAGTAGTACGCCTCCCTCCCGTCATCAACCGATATGCCGATTATCCGGTGGGGGTCCGCCTTGCTGGTGCCGTAGGAGTTCAAGCCATTGGTTTCCGTATCTACCACAGGGGAGGTACAGGCCAGCAAAGAGGGTATCACCCTATCCAGTTTGTCAGCAGTATCTATCAGCATTGAGTTATTTCCGGGCTGCAGCGAGGTCCGACAGCGAAATCACCTTGCTGATGCTGGACCGCTCATTCCCGTTGTATTCCTGCATTTCAATCACCGCTCCGCATTCGCGATTGAGTACATCAGACCGCTTAAACTTGACCACCTGCCCGGTCTGTCCGATACCAAGGGCTTGTACCACTTCGCCAACTTTCCACATGGCCGCTGGGGTCAGGGCGGTCCACAGTTTGAAGTCTTTCCCGGCTTGGTCACCCTCCACGATGGTGAAGGTCCAAATGAACATCGGATTACCGGATTGGGAAACGCTCTGCTCCACCTCCACGCAGCGGACCTTGTAGGTACCATCCGGCACATTGTAGCCGCCGCTGGTGTTGGTCAGGTCCACCTCAAAAGAGTCCGCGCTGCTTGCTGCAGCGTTGCCGGGCATAGCAGCAGCCGGGGCTGTAGCCTTGGGGGATGCGGTCTGCTCCTGACCGGGAAGAAACGGGTTTGCCTTAGCCATGATTAGATATCCTCCTGTGAATAGATTTTCATGATTTCCGCCATGTTGGGGTCCCGGATGGTCATGCCAACGCGCTTGGCGAAGTCTGCTCCACGGGTTTTAGCAGCATAGTTGTTGTAGGGCTGGGTCAGCAGGTAGCGGTGGGTTTCTGTGGTAAACTCACCATCCTCCGCCTCCACCTGTTCATCCACGGGGTATAGGTACCACACGAAATCCATGTAGCCCATGACAGCCGTACACAGTTTATCTGTCAGGCTGGGGCGCGAGGACTCCAAGGTGTTGGTACCCTTGCGGATTTTGTCGCGTTTGTGTGCTATGTAGATGACATGCATGGGCAGGTCACGGAAACCACGCAGCACACGGGCCAGTTGGGTGTTGCTCTTGCCATAGTCATCAAGGTAGATGTCATCTATGGTGCCGCCTTTTTTCATACGGTCCTTGAGTTGGGAGGCCACGATGCCTTCAAGGGACAGGCTCTGCAACTCCGTGATGTTGTCAATCACAATTGTCTTAGCATCCTTATACATCGGGTCACCGTTAATGAGTTTGCGCAACTCACGCTCAAGGTCATCCACGGAATGGATATCTACCGCATGGATGTCACCGCGATTGGCAAGGGTCATCATACCACCGTCAATGTTCATAACCCACACATCCGCCATATAGGGGCTGTCCTGGGCCGTGCCAGCGAGGTGGGTTTTGCCGCTGCCGGGGTCACCATACACGAGGATGTTCATCTTGGTATTGAAAACATCCGGCTTAATCAGGTATTCGCTCATGTTCTCACCTCCTTTCCTACCCATTATACATCACCATCCCCATTGGTGTCAATTAGATTTTTGACATCCTGCCTGTACTCCGGCTTGGGCATGTACGCTGCCTCCTTTATGAAGTCCACATCATAGCCGCGCATTTCCGCGAGGCATATTGGGTTGTAGTGGCATATCTTGCAGTTCCACGGGAACATAGCATAGGTGATTTTCTTGCGCTTGGAGGCTATCTGCCGGACCACAGGCACGATTATCTGCTTCCAAGTTTGCTGGAGGGTCAGGTCATTCCGGTATTCCTTGGTCTGCTTATCCCACACGATATCGGCCAGTTTGTCCTGCATTTCCTCCCGGTACTCCTCCGGGTCCAGCCCGGCGGCTTCCAAGTGCGATTTGTAGTCCTCCCATGTGGTCCGGATTTTAGCCCGTGACATGGTGCCATTTTTGTTCATGCTGGGGATTGCCGGGGGTTGGTTCAGGTGCTGCCAAGTGAGGCTACCCGTAACGCGCACACCCATCTTGTGCAGCGCATAGTTATACACCGCGTTCTGCAGGTTGAACGGCTCCTCCGCATCCGATGACATTTGTGACCGAAACTTCCAATCCACAGCCCATATGTGGCCCGTGTCCACCTCCTGCAGCACCGCGTCTATATACCCGTGCATGCCTTTGGAACCGGGGCAGGGAACAATGAAGTGAAACTCCACCATAGGGGTGAGCAGGTCCAAACCGACCACATAAAAGCGGCTGGGGTCCACACGCTGCAGCGCGTTGTAGAAGATGTGCAGCGCTGCTGATTTGTTGGCCTCCTGCTCCGGGATTTCCTCCGGCAGGAAGTCATTGGCCTCCATATAGGTCCGGAAGTCCGCGAGTATTGCCTCCGCTCCAGCCTTATAAATGCTGGGGATATCATCCACTCCCACGGTCTGCTGCCGGAAACGCTCATTCCAAGCCGCTGCCATTCCAGCATGGCACAATTTGCCAACGGTCAAATACGGGCGCTCCACGCGAGGAGTGATTTTCTCAAGGTAATTGAATGCCCATGACTTGGGACATTTCATCATCTGCTGGACCTGCGAAATGGACACGAGGCCGGGTTGGTTATGATGGGGTTGAAACTGGTGCTTGAGCGCTTTCTTGCTGTTTACCAAGTATTCCATGATGTGCCTCCTTTAGAAATCGTTTGGGTTGATTTGATAGGCTCCGTTGGGCATTTTACTGATGCTGCCAGCCACCTCCAGTTGCTTTATTTGCCGGGATATGGTGCTCTTGTTCTTTCCGGTCATGGACACCAACTCCGCTTGGGTTAGGTTCCCGGTCTTTAGGATATCATAGATATCCGATTGGGCCGGGGTTGCAGCGCTGGGGGTTTCGGCACCGGGAACCGGGCCAACCGCCACCGCATATTGCATAGGGTACCGGGTAGAAATGTCAAAGGTCAGCGTAACCGAGGGCAGGTTCCCCATCACCTTGGAGTGCCTCCGGGCGATGATTTGGTTCTGCTGCAACTTGGGTGAGCGGCGTATCTGCCATCCGGCCTCCAAGAACGCGTTGAGGAATTGGCTTCCCCATGCATCCTCACGGGCGGTGCTGTCCGGGTCCGTGTTCTTTTTGGAATGGTGGGCGATGATGAACGAGCAACCGTACTTGTCGCGCCAAGATTTTAACACCATCATCTGTTCCGCTGATTGGGCCATGTAGTTGTCCACGCTGGTGGCGGAGTACAAGGGGTCTATCATGACCACACGGGGCCGGATTTGGGCGATACACTTTTCCAGTTCCTCCAGCACCTTGGGGTTGTCAAACCGCAGCAGCCGTGACGGGTGTATGTAAATTGGCAGGTCCGGGTTGAGCGGCACCGTGTATTCACCGCTGTCCAGTTTCAGTTGGTTTCCCATCCGGGCGTTGGCAATCAAGGCCAATCGCTCCGTAAGGCCAAGGTGGCTATCCTCCTGCTGAATGATTACGCATGGTCCGCACTGGTTCACACGGGCACTGCCAAGGAACGGTAGGCCGGAGGAAATGGACACCGCGAGGTCCAGCAGTATCCATGTTTTATAGGACTCCGGTGGTGATACCAAGAAGGTGATTGACTTTTCCGGGAGCCAATCCTCCACGGCCCACATCACGCCATCGCCACCATAACCTTTGATGTAGTCTGACATCCGTATCAGGTCAAATGTGTTCTCTTTTGGCTTTTCAGCAGCGGCCCGGTCATCCTCAAACTCCACCCTGACGGGGCCAAGCATATCCTGCGCGTGGTTGCGCTGGATAGATTTAATCGTGGTTCGGATTTCGCTGGTTGGTAGCGGTGGGTCATTGCGCTCATTCCACTCCATGAGCAGCGCCTCCACGATATCCGAGGACACGCCTTTTTTGAAGAAATACCCGGCCAGCCGGGCGGCGGCATCGTTGCGGCCCCCCTCACTAACACCGCGCAGCAACTCCGATATCCATGTTTCCGTGCTGGGGTTGCTGGGCTGGGCTTCGGCTTCAAGGATGGAGGCCGGGAATACGCTTGGCATACCCTTGCTCACCCATTCGTACCTACCACCGCTGGGGTGCTTGGTGGGCGGCAGCACGATGAAGCCGCCATCGGCCCGGAGGTCAATTCCGTCAAAGATCCGGACCCTGTTGGACACCCGGCCTCTGTTGGGTGGATAGCGAAAAAATAGGTGATATCCTCCGGACCCGGTGCGGCTGACCATGTTGGTAGGGTATTTGCGCAAGATGTCCTCAATCGGCTCCGGGCATGTGCTTTCCACATCGAGGACCAGTATGCCGGATATCTTGCCTGTGACTACGCCTACACCTGCTCCGGACAGGTGGGTAAACCATTCCGATACCACCTGTGTGCTGGCCCGTTCCTTGGTATATTGCAGCCAATTCTGCATATACGGGCGCTTTTCATCGGGTTTGACGGGCAGGATGCTCCAACCATAACTACCATACTCCTTAATCAGGTCTAGCATGGTTAGATTTCCTCCTCTTCAACCTCCGTATCCAGTACGAATAACTCATAGGTTTCAACCTTGAATAGAGCAGCATACTTTTTAATCGCATCCGGGGACATGGAACGCGTTCTGTTCTCATGACGGCTGATTGCCGGAACGCTTAAGCCCGTGATGGTGGAAACCTCATCTTGGGTCAGCCGGGAGCGATTGCGCAACTCCTCCAGCCTGTTTGCCGGGGCCAGCGCTTTAGATTTAACCTCTTTGGTGCTCATGGTAACACCTCCTTTCCCATCCATTGTACCACTCCCGTGCCGGGGTGTCAATCCAATTTTTTCCATACCATCACCGGAGGAAGCCATAGTTCCTCTCACCTTTCATAAAGTCTTCAAATAGTGACCGTTTCCTGTTCATGCTGTGCAGCATATCCACATCCACGGTGCCTGTAGCCACCAAGTGAATGAATAGCACGGACCGGGTTTGGCCGGGCCTGTACAGCCGGGCCATGCTCTGTTCATACAAGGCCACGGAAGTGGGGAGGCTGTAGTAAATGCAGGTGTTAGCCGAGGTCAGGTCAATACCTTCCGCTCCGGCCTGGATTTGGACCACTAACACGCCTCCGGACCTGTTCCATTGCTCCAGTTGATTGGCCTCACCTGACAACTGAAACACCCTCTTTTCCGCTTTGGTGGCGGACCTGATTACGGCCCGGATATCGTGCTTGAACACAACGAATACCACAAGACGGGCCGAGGAGGACATATCCAACATCAATTCGTATATAGCCTCCTCCTTGGCAGCGTTGAGTTCCACCGGGGCTGGGGCCTCCAGCAGCCCGTCTTGGGCCATGGCAAATCCGGATGTAATTTGCTGCAGCCGGAGCAGTTTGTGCAGCACATTTTTAAGCACAATAGTGCCGGAGGCTTGGCCGTTGTCTACCTCCGCTATAAACTCCTTGGCCAGTTGCTTGGATAGTTTCATGTCCGCTGCCGGGAGGTCCACCTCCACCACGCGGTGGGGTAGTTTGTCCGGTAGTTTGAGTCTATCCTTGATATCGTCCATCTTGCATGAATAGGCCAAGGTCCGAAACTTGCGCATTAGTTTGTCTTGGTTCTTAAACCCTACCACAAAGTTGCGCTCCGGGCCTCCAAGGATGGCGTACTCCTCCCGGAACATGTCATACCGGGTGCCGAATATGGTGTTGTCAAGGAAACGGTACTGACCGTACACATCCAGCGGTGAGTTGGCCATAGGGGTACCGGACAGGCACAGTTTGTACCGGGTCCTGCGGCCCATCATCGCCAAGTATTTGCTTATTTTGCTGTTTGGGGCCTTGGCCCGGTGGCTTTCATCAAGGATTATCAGGTCCGGGTTTATCCGGTCCACGGCATGCCGCATTTCGTTTCGCCAGACTATATCATAGTTCATCACGAATACCCATATTTCGTGTGCGTGGACAGGCTGGTCCTCCAGCATTTGCCGGATTTCGTCCGCCTTTTTAGCCACGGTCCTGCTGCCTTGGGCGGTCCATACCCGGAAGTCCACCGGATAGGGTCCGTGCTTGTCAATCTCACGAGGCCATACGGGCATTACGGATTTGGGGCAAAGGACCAGCACATGCCGAGGTGCCACCTCCAGCATATACTCCAAGGCCACACGGGTTTTACCTGTTCCCATGTCCATATCCAGCATAGTGGCCGGGCGCTGCAGCGCAAAGGTCAGGGCCTCCTGCTGGTTGGGCCATAACTGGTCAAACCTGCTCATGTTTAGATGCCTCCCATGGTCAGCCAACTTTCAATGGGCGTATGGGTGACCAAGGCCAGCGCATAAACATGCTCCAGCCGTGGGAGGCTGATACAGTCTACCCATTTCCGGATGGCAAGGGCGCTCACATCTATCATCATGCTCAACTCCTCAAATGAAACATAGTTGGTGTTCATGAAATAAATCAGGTTGTCGCTTAGGTTGCGTTTCAGTTGCTCCGGGTCCACCAGTTTGTTATATGTGTGCTGCATTCTGTCCTCCTATTCAATCTTTCCGATCTTGACTTTCTTGTTGCCTATCCGCTTATTGGCCACACCATAGTTGGCCGGGCTTGCGGACATGACTATCTTGCGTAGCCGGGCCTGTTCGTCCATATAAATGCGGTACTCCTTGTACTCCGGGCATTGGCCGTGACATCCGACCTTGCGGTCAGGGCATCCATAGCATGGGGCTTTGGGGGTAAAGTTCATCAATATCCTCCGCTCTTAGGTCCATTGGCAGCGGCGCTGGGTCCATCATCTGCTGCTGCAGGTCCTTGTAGTGATACATTAATTGTACCACACCCTCCGGGGTCAGACCAGTTAATCTATACCTTTCCAACTCCTCCCGGTCAGCGCGTATTTGCCGCATTTGGGCTGTGGACAGGATTTGCGACATGTCACTTCACCTCCAGCCGCTTGTGGGCGCGTTTGGCCCGGTAGTGCAGGTTGTTCACATACATTTGCCATTGCTCCGGGGTGATGCTGGGCGGCATGTTCATCCGCTCCTTGCGCTGGGCGTGGTTCCTGCGCAGCCGGGCAATAAATGTTCGAAAGGGTCCTAAACCTTGAAATCTCATTTGGTTTCCTCCTTCACCCTATTTTTTATCTTGCGGTATTCATATTCGGATATCCATCCAACCAAGTGTGATGTTGCGCCGCTTTTGTCCTGATATAATTCAATGACCGGGGCGATTCCATACACCTCCAAGTCGCCAAACTCGTCAACCTTAGATTTGGCGTTTTTCATAAGGATTTTGCCATTCGCCGCAGACCTTAGGCTAAGCCTTGTAAAAGGCGACAGAAGCGGGTCCGTCCCGGCGTACAAATCTTTAAGTTTCATTTTCATATGGTTTCCTCCTAAATATCGTTTTCATAGTCTTCCAACGCATTAATCAGTCCATCAAAGTCTTCATTGGGTCCAAGCATATGGGCTAGCGCATGAACCACCCGAAGCGGAATAGCCATTTCTTCGGCAATGCTCTTGAGATAGTGCGCTCTGTTCCTGTACCCGTGATTCCGATAAACTTGGTTGCGGTCCTGCGTGTTATCCATGGTGTGCCTCCTTTATTTTTGAACCGGGCCGGGTAGTTAGTTCGGCCCGTGTCCATTCTTAGCATTCGAGGTATCTGCTGCATACCCTTCGTACATTTCGCTCACCTTTCTGCCCGGTCCGGGCTGTCCGTGGGGAAGGTGCCGGGGTTTAACGCCTCCCGGCAGGGCGCTGGGCTGTTAGTCCGCGAGGCCCTCACGCCTCATGACCTCCTTGCCAAGTTCGGTCAGTTCAAAGCATTTCATCTTGCGGGTCCGGGTGCTGCCCATTTCGCTCCACTCCTCCAGCCCGGTGACCAGCATACCCTTTTCACGGAGGGTGGACACCATGGCTCCGGTGGTCATCTTGCCAATGCCGAGCGGCTCAAGCGTGTCCGCGAGGATGGGGATGAAGAGGGTGCTGTCCACACCGCGCTCATAGAAGCTGTCCTGCCTCATGAGGTCCAAAAACTTGCGCTGCAGGTCCGTAATGAAGAACGGGTCCTTTTCCGGCTTGGATTTCGGCCCCTTGGGGGCCTTAACCTTGACGGGCTTGGGCTGGGCTTTGGCGTTGGCCGCTTTGGCGTTGGCCCATTCCTCATCGGTCAACTTGCCGCCCACGGCGGCTTCGGCCTTGGCGCGTTCGGCCTCATCTTGAATGCGCTTTTCCTGCTCCGGGTAGTACCGCTCCATCAGGTCACGGGTCAGGCTCTTGCCTTGGTCCACGGCCAATTTGGTGATTTCCTCAACGCTCATGGCCTGGGCCTCAATATCCAGCATGCCCACCAGCCCGGCGCTCTTGGGGTCCTTGTTGATGAGGGTGGCAATGCGCTTGGCAGCGCCGAGGGTGGCGTACCCGGCATCGTCCGGGAGGTCTTTCATGGTCAGGCTCCACAGGTTGCCTTTGTGCAGGATGTTGCCATTGTCCTTGGTGTTGGTGTTGCGGATGATGATTTGGTACTGTTTCATAGTGTGTGCCTCCTTTATTGGCCACCTATTGTATGCCCGGTGGCCGGGGCTTAATTGCAGGAGCACTGCTCCTTTATATAACCATTATAACACAGCCTTGGTTTCCTGTCAATATATCACTTGACATTTGCTCTGTATTTCTTCTGTTTGTACTCCGTGGTAACCATTTGATACATCACTCCGGCCATTCCGGATGGTCACCATCCAGCGCTTATCAGGTGGGGTCAGGGCAGCAGGTACAAGGTGGAAATGCCTTGCTCCTTGGCCCATTTGATTGCGTTGCGCTTGGCCTCCGCGTACGGCCCATAGAAGTTAACCTTAAGGTCTTCGGCCCGATTGCCGAACCACCAATTACCAATGCCGCTGGCCCGTGATTTCCCGGTGGACCAGACCCATTTATCCATGCTGAAATTAACCATTTTGTGCCTCCTGTGTTGTATTGGTGGTTTCCCACTACCCGGCCTCCTGTCCGGGTTTCGGCTGGTAACCATCCAGCGCTCATCAGGTGAGATTAATCCAAGCTTCCTCTATCTTTGATTTTGATGTGTCCTGCTGGTGTCTGCTCTTCTACTGTCCATGTGATGTAGTTGTTGGGGTTATGTTCCCAATAAACCCGGATGTTGTTGCCTTCCCGGAAATGGTCCAAAGCCTCACGATGTGTCCCAAATACTTCGCCAGTTGTTTCAGATTTCCAAATAACCTCACGGGTCAGGATTGTGGCCTTAGTTGCTTCTGTCATTTCTGATTTCCTCCAAGATTTTATTTTCCACTCTGCATTAACCGGGCTTGTGACCGGACCTTGCTGCATTAACTGTGCCGCCTCTACCACCTTCGTTTCCTCTGCCCACCGGACCTGCGGTGACCATGTTTCCTGTGTTCGCTGTACTGGGCGAAACCCTGCGGCTGTTCTGTTGTCAAGGTGCGCGTTGGGCTGCTGCCCAACCCCTAACCTCCTTTATGATACCATTATAACACACCGGGAGCCTCCTGTCAATATATCACTTGACAGGCTTCTGTATTTCTTCTGTATTTCGTATACAGCATAGGTTGATGATATGCTGATGATATATTCACAGGCATATTCACGCGTACGCGTATATAGTGGAAATGGTCCTGTTGACACGCTCCGGGGGTCTTGCCGGGTGATGTATAAGACGGGTACCAGCCTGTACATGTTGCATTGGTTGCACTTTCCAGTTGTATGGTTGGTTGCATGTCAGTTGTATTGACAGTTACATAGGCAACCTGCCGTACGGACCGGGCGTTGCGGCATGTGGTTGTATTGACAGTACAACCCATGCAACGGGGTCAGTTGCATTGACAGTACAACCAGAATGCAACCGAATGCAACTGTCAATACAACCGGGGTGCAACTGTCAATACAACTAGAATGCAACGAGTTGTAATTGGTAATAAGAGGACAGGCCACGAGGCCCAGTGGGACCGAACAATTGATATATCAACTGGAAATACAACTCCGATGCAACTGGTTGTGGTTGTCAATAGGCTCCGGCGTTAGGTGGAAATACAACTCCGAGGGTTTTCTTCCCCCCTAAAAGGGGGAAGAAACCCGGAGCGTATAGCCACGCCATGCAACGCAACAATGCAACGGGTAGTAAATCGGATTGACACCGGGTGCCCGGCGTGGTATACTGTTGTCAGGATGGTGGTGGGCCGTGATGTGTGCCTCTGCTCACCGGGTATGAGTTGGATTGGTGGGGGTCCAACCGCTAGATGTTCCGGGCTGCTGCCCGTTTGATATATAGGCTATACCGGAGGTACAACCGATGTCCGAAATCATGGAGGCCCGAAACCTGCTTAACAGCGTGAAGAACAACAACCTGCGCATCAAGGCTTTGATGGAGCGCAGGTATGACTATTACACCATGGCGCTGCATGGCCGGGATTTCGCGGACAACAGGACACCAGGCAACCGACCGGGCAACCAACCGGGAAGCGGAGTTGAGGCTGCTGTGGTTGCGCTGCAGGGTCTGGAGTGCGAGATATGCGAACGGATTGAGGACCTGACCCAACTGACTCGGCGTACCGAGGCTTTGATAGACCGGATACCGGACATCAAGCACCGGGACCTGCTCAAGTTCCGGTACTACAACAACTGGAGTTGGAACAAGGTGGCACGGGCCATGAATTACGAGCGGACACAAATATGGCGGATACACAACAATGCGCTTGCTGCATTCGCTGCCGAGTTAAAAGTTGCAACACCATGCAACACCATGCAACATCAAACTGTGTTATAATGGATATGTAGAAGAATGTTTACAGAACAGGAGGCTTGATAAAATGGCGAATGACACAGACAAGACCCCTACGGCAGAGGCGGGAGCGAATAAACTGCTGCTGTGCGGCACGAAATACAGGTTTGAAGCGGTGGTATAGCGTAAACGAAACGGGCAGCATAGAAAGGGGGTGAACGCATGGCGGCAGGCAAATATGAGAAATGGCTTACGCCAGAGAAGTTGACACTCCTTGAAGCGTGGGCGCGGGACGGGCTGACGGATGAGCAGATAGCCAAAAACATGGGGATAGCCGAATCAACGCTATACGCATGGAAGGGCAAGTACCCGGAGTTTTCGGACTCCCTAAAAAAGGGCAAAGAGGTTGTAGACATCCAAGTCGAGAACGCTCTATTCAAGCGAGCAATGGGCTACACCTACGAAGAAAAGACCTATGAGCGCAAGCAGATCAACGAAGAAGGCGATATGGGCATGGTGCTGGCAAAGACTGTAACAAAAGAAGTGCTGCCTGATGTAACGGCTCAAATTTTCTGGCTCAAGAACCGCAAGCCCGCCGAGTGGCGCGACAAGCAACAGATAGACACCAACATCAGCACAGGCGGCGACTTTGTGTTGAAGATAAAGCCGAGCGATGAGACAGATAGAGTTTGACCCGGCGCTATGCAACGCGGTCTATCTGCCTTTGCTACAAGACGACACCCGCACTCAG